GCAGCAATATACGAGTCCCTAAGATACAACAGAAGACTCCTATTGTCGCCAACTGCAAGCGGGAAAAGCCTAATGATCTATTCATTGGTTCGGTTTCATGTAAACGTTAAACGGAATGTACTTATTATAGTACCAACTACGTCTCTTGTCGAGCAAATGTATAAAGATTTTACAGAGTATGGTTGGAACACTAAGTACCACTGTCATAAAATCTATGCTGGTGAAGAAAAATATACAGACCATGATGTAGTTATATCAACTTGGCAGTCTTTATATAAGGAACCACGAAAGTTTTTTGATAGGTTTGATGTTGTAATTGGTGATGAGGCTCATCTATTTAAAGCTAAGTCACTTACTAGATTGATGTCTAAGTTACATGGATGTAAGTATCGTATCGGATTTACTGGTACATTAGATGGATCAGAAACAAATCAATTAGTATTAGAAGGTGTGTTTGGTAGATGCTCAAAAGTTACTAAGACATCTGATCTAATGAAGAAAGGACATGTTGCTCAGTTAAAGGTAAAGGTTATTGTTCTTAAGCATAGTGAACAAATCTTTGAAGGGTATCAAGATGAGATGGATTATCTTGTAGAACATGAACAACGTAATAAATTTATCCGCAATTTAGCGTGTGATTTAAAAGGAAACACGCTGGTACTATTCAATTACGTAGAGAAGCACGGTCTCCCTCTGTATGATATGATAAATAGTCATACTGATAGACCAGTACATTTAGTTTATGGTGGGGTGGATGTTGATGATCGTGAAGAAATTAGGAGACTAGTTGAACATGAAAACAACAGTATTATTGTCGCTAGCTACGGCACTTTCAGCACTGGTATTAATATCAAGCGGTTGCACAACTTGGTCTTCGCTAGTCCATCGAAATCTAGAGTGCGTAACCTCCAGTCTATCGGGAGGGTACTTCGACAATCTAAGGAGAAACTAGAAGCAACACTATATGATGTTGCTGACGATATTAGTAGAGATAATGGAAAGAACTATACTCTCCTTCATCTCTTTGAGAGATTAAAAATTTACAAAGAAGAAAGTTTTAACTATGAAATTGTAAAAATTAAATTAAAGGATTATGGCATTTAGTTACGTAAAACATGATGAGGAATTCTTCGGAGTTTTTAAACTCGTTAGTGGAGAAGAAGTATTGGCTAAAGCAGTCATAGCTACGGAAGAAAATTGTGATGAATCTTTAGCATTTTTACAAGACCCAGTTTGTATACAGGCTATAAATCAAGATCTTGGTAAAGGTAAAGTGATGAGAGGATTAGGATTTCATAGATGGATGATGTTATCTGATGAAGAATTTTTTATTGTACGTGAAAAAGATATTCTTAGTATTGCTTCTATGAGTAAACATATTATAGGGATGTATGAAAAATTCTTACAAGATGAATATGCTGAAAAGAAAGATGAACCTCAAGAAGTAAAAGATGAACGCACCGCCCGAAGACGGACAAATATAGATAACACACAAGGATTCATTGGAAAAATAAATCAGGCTAGACAAGTATTCGAGAAGTTATATAAAAGCTAATACTGTTCCCCTGAACCCTTAACATGGTTATCCTACTCACGATTGACAATCTTGTCAAGCCTGTGTATAATATACTCAACGGAATAAACCATATGAGGCGAGTCGCAAAAAAGAAAGAGCATTACGTTAATAACGCTGAGTTCCTTGCTGCTATTGTAAAGTATAAGGAAAAGGTTGCGATTGCGGAAGAGAAAGGTCTTCCAAAACCTCGTGTTAATAATTACATAGGTGGATGTTTTTTAAAAATAGCACAACATTTATCCTATAGACCAAACTTTATCAACTACATGTATAAGGATGATATGGTTTGTGATGGAATAGAAAATTGTATACAGTACATAGATAATTTTGATCCTGCTAAAAGTAAAAATCCTTTTGCTTATTTTACACAGATAGTTTATTATGCATTCCTACGCAGAATTGCTAAGGAGAAACGCCAGATGGATATTAAAGAGAAAATCCTTGAGAAGTCTGGATATGATCATGTCTTTTCAGTTGATGGTGAAGCAAGTGCAGACTATGCTCAAATCAAAAATCGTGTAGAAATGAATACCAAAAGATGAAAATCTTATTGATAACAGATCAACACTTTGGTGTTAGGAATGACAATCAACATTTTATTGACCACTATAGAAAATATTATAGTAATATTGTTATACCTTTTCTTAAAGCATCTGGTATTAAAGAGATTATAAATTTAGGAGATACGTTTGATAAACGTAGGTCCATTAATTACATGTCTCTGGAAGCAGCGAAGGAGATGTGGTTTGACCCTGTTAAAGAATTGGGATGTAAGATGACTGCCTTGATTGGTAATCACGACATATACTATAAAAACACATTAAGGATTAACTCTCCAGAAGAGTTACTAGGAGGATACGATATAGATGTCATTGATAAACCTACCACCCGTAGTTATGACGGTACTGATATATTATTCCTTCCTTGGATATGTGATGAGAACTACGACAGAACCTTACGAAGCATCACAGAAAGTACTGCACCTGTCTGTATGGGCCATCTTGAGCTTAACGGCTTTGAAGCTCATCCAGGTCATGTGATGCAGACTGGTACTGATATTAGTATGTTCAAAAAGTTTACTAAAGTATTCTCAGGACATTATCATACTAAATCTAATATGGGTAATTGTTATTACCTTGGTAATCCCTATCAATTATATTGGAATGACTACGGACAAAAAAGAGGGTTCCATGTCTTTGATACAGAGACTCTACGAACTACTTTCTATAGAAATCCCTTTGACACTTTTCATAAGTTGTATTATAATAGCAGAGGTGTATTGCCGAATGAAGAAGAAGTTAAAGGAACCTTCGTCAAACTCATAGTAGAAGAGAAAGGTGACTATGCTAAGTTTGATTATTATGTCAGACAACTTCAAGATATGGGACTTGCTGATCTTAAGATTATTGAAGACTTAAGTGTCGAAATAGAAGGTGGTGATTCAGTCGTAGAGACCGAAGACACTATCACTCTATTAGATAACTACATAGATGAGATAGATCTTAAAGTTAGTAAAAGTAATATTAAAAATATTATGAGGTCTTTATATATGGAAGCTTCTGAATTCTAATGTTCATCTTAACTGAAAAAGATACTGGGGGTGTCTATGCTCTTCCAAATAATGAGAACGTTAAAACTGTTCACATGTTTGAAGAAGAGGATGATGCTAAAAGATATCTTTATCAATTATATGAACAAGACTATAAAAAGAAGTTAGAGTTAATGGAAATAGATGTAGATGCTGTTGCCATTAACTGTGATAAATTTGGTTATGCATATGCCATTGTCACTAAAGAAGATTTGATTCTACCTCCAATCCCTAAAGAATGATTACATTTGAAAGCATTAAGTGGAAGAATTTTCTTTCCACTGGTGACCAATGGTCTGAAATACAATTGAATGAAACTAATTCTACATTAATTGTAGGAACTAATGGTGCAGGGAAGTCTACTATGTTAGACGCTCTGTGCTTTGCTTTATTCAATAAACCTTTTCGTAAAATTAATAGAAGTCAACTTGTTAATAGTATTAATGAAAAGGGATTAAAAGTTGAAGTTTCTTTCTCTATAGGTAAAGATGAATACAGAGTCTTTAGAGGAGTTAAACCCAATCTTTTTGAAATTTATAAAAATAACAAACTAATTGATCAGGATGCAGCAACACGTGACACGCAAAAGTACTTGGAGCAAACAGTACTTAAACTTAATTACAAGTCTTTCACACAGGTGGTTATACTGGGATCATCAACCTTTATCCCCTTCATGCAACTCAACGCACCTGTCCGTAGAGAAGTTATCGAAGATTTACTCGACATCAAGGTCTTCTCAAACATGAATACTCTCCTTAAAGAGAGAGTTCGTAATGTAACTGCTAAGAATAAGGACACTATTTATTTAAAAAATATTGCAGAGGAACGTGTTTCCTCTCAGGAAAAGTTAATTAATTCTTTAAAAGAAGTTAAGTCGATCAGAAACAATGAAAAGAAAGAGAAATATAAGGCAAATGAAACTAAAATAAAACTAAAAGAAAAGCAAAAACAAGATAAGATAACCGAAAAGACCAAGTTGGAAAAGGAATGTAGTGGAATAGAAACATTTAGGGATGCATTACAAGCCTTACGAGACAAGCAAACACAAACAAAAACAGAATTAAAAAGATTAACTAAAGAAATTAAGTTTCTTGAGACACATGATGAGTGTCCTACATGTACTCAAGTAATATCTGATACGTTTAAAGAAACTCGAATGGGTTCTTTGACTAGTACTGGAGTATCATTGACTAATGATGCGAGTAAATATGAAGAAAGTATTAAAGACACATTAGATATTATTGAGGAACTCGAAAGAATTTGTTCAGAATTGTATGAAATGCGTAGTGAGATATCATCTTTAGATCGTGATAT